TGCTGGATAATATATCTTCTAGGGTTAGTAATCTTATAGATCCTGACATTGCGCAGTCTTATGCTGATAGTTTAGCGAATGTTCAGGCGGATATAGCTGCGAGGCAGGCGAATTTTATTCCGGATGCGGTTGCTAGTGGTGGTTTGAGTGAGGCTCAGGCTCAAGCTGTGATTGATGCGTCTAGAGCTAATATTGCGGCTAAGGTAGCTGAGTTAAAGGCTGCGAGTGCGAGTCCTTTTGTGGATGTTGTTTCTGAGGCGGGTGGTATAGATTATACGTCACCTGAAGTTATTGATGCGACTGGTGGTATATTTGGTGATGATCCTTATGCGACTCATTATGGTGTTACGCGTCCTGCGTATCTGGCTGCTTTGGCTGCGGCACGGGCTGAGTTAACTGCTCCACCGCCTGCCCCTGAAGTTATTTCAGAGCCTGCTCCGGCTCCAGCGCCACAGCCTGCTCCCGCGCCTCAACCTGTTCTTGAGCCTGCGCCTGCCCCAGAACCTGCGCCTGTTCCAGTTGCTCCGCCTGTGGAGTCTATTACTGGTGCTGAGGCTGGTCCGGGCAGTGTGGTAAGTGCGCCTGCGAATTTTGGCACTGGAGTTTATACGGCTACTCCAGTTGATCTGAGTGAGGTTAATCCGATTGATTACAGTCAGTTTACGGGTGATGTTGGTAATTTTGAGGGCACACCTGAGAGTTCTGCTTTATTTGGTCCTAAGATTAACATTCCTACGAGTGTATCGCAGTATGTGACTAATCCAGTTACGGGTGGTATAACGACGACACTTGGTTCTGAGATGGTTGCTACGAGTCCGATAGGTGCGATTAAGTTGCCTCCACGACCTGTTGAGCTTGATATTTTTGATTTCTTAAGTGCGCCGACATATGGGACGATGTATTCAGGCATTGCGCCTGTTGATACTGGTGATTCGAATTACAAGGATTTTAATAATCCTAACTTCAAATTACTTCAAATGGGGGGAGAGGTATCTGGCCCTTTCGACGGTAGTGTTCCTCGCAACACTATGATTGCTGATGAGCCTCACATGTTGGCTTATATTAATCAGGATGAAGAGTCTTTGTTGCGTAGCTTTGGTGGTTCTGGGATTTCTGGTCCCGGTGGTATTCCGAGTTATCCGCCTCGTGATTTGGGCGTTGGCGCGATTAACACTGGTAAGACGTACAGTGGGAGTGACAAGGTTGTTTCTGGTGGTTTTGACGCTGCGGCGGCGACTGCTGATGATGATGATGAGGATTACACGCCTACAAGTGCTGAATTAGCGGATCAGTTGGCTGCGGCGGGTAAAGATGACAAGCGGAGTGATGTGTCTGTAGTTGACTTTACGAAGACGGGCAGTGGTAGGGATTACACGTCTGCTGCGCAGGCTGACACGGATGTATCTGGCGCGGAGTTTGTTTCTGGTCCCACGATAGCTGATTTAACTGATGATGATGAATCTGGTGTTAATATTTTTCAGCCTACGTTGGCGACTGATGAAGTTTTATCTGCGCCTGTTGTTGATACTCCTGTTGTGTATTCGGATCGTCGTGGCAATCAATTTCCGACACAAGCAGAGGCGGATGCATCGGATCGTGCGTTTGCTGCGCAGTTGGCTTTGTATGGCTCTGGTCAAGAGGGTTTCCGCCGTTTTGCGGGGATTGCATCTGGTATGACTAGCGATCCTGAAGAGGATATTCGGTTAGCTGCGAAGGCTTACCCGAGTTATCTTGAGAATTTCAACGAAGGTCGTGAGATTAACATCTTTGACCCTGCGCCTTTTACTTACACCAACATTAGTGGCATTGGCGGTGATACTACAGGCGGTGGTTTAGGTATTACACCTGCGCCAGTTATTGATCCTGATGTTCAGACGGGTCAAGAAAGTGGCTTATTTCAGTCTGATGCTGATCGGCTTCTAGAAGGTGCGCCAATCATTAATTTGAATGCTTCTGTTTTGGGTGATGGTGAAGATTACACGCCTACATCTGCGCAGCTTGCGGCACAATTGGCTGCGCAAGGTTTGACAGATCAGCGTGTTAGCTCTGGATTTGATACTGGTCTTATGCAGACTGGTGTTGGCGATACTTACTTGCAAAACATTATAGATAGCGCAGATGAAGATGGAATTGCTACTACTTTTGTTAAGGGTAAGAGAACGAAAGTTGACGTAAATGATCCAGATCAGGTAGCGGCTCTTGCGGCGTCTCTTGATATAGGCAATCCGCTTGATTACTACGATGAAAAGACTCAATTCTTCAACGATCAACAAGCTGCGGCTGCGCTTGAAAGGGCTGGACGGCCTATTGTTTCGGCTGATCGTGATGATCCAAGGGGCGATCAGATTGTTTCGCCTACTGGTACGGGCATTGGCCTTCAGTCTGACCTACAGCGTGGATTGGGTGCTACGGGTCGCCAGACTTATTATGGCGGCAGTGGTCCTCGTGATGATCGTGATATGTATCAAGTTCCAGCAGAATCTGTTATTTCTCAGACTATTAAGGGATTTGAGAGTCGCACAGAAACCCCTTATTATGATGTAAATGCATACCGTGCGGGTTTTGGTAGTGATACAAAAACTGATCCTATCACTGGTAAGGTTACTAAGATTACTGAAGGAACGACTGTTTCAAAAGAGGAAGCAGAAGCTGATTTGAATCGTCGTTTGACGACAGAGTTTATACCTAGTGTTGTTAATACGATTGGCGCGGATACGTTCTACAGCATGAATCCGCAGCAACAGGCAGCATTAACGTCTATTGCCTACAACTATGGTAAACTTCCAAATCGTGTTGCCTCTGTGGTTAATAACGTTGATTCGTCTACGCCAGAGGGGCAAAAAGCGATTTCAGATGCGATTCGCTCTTTAGAGGGTGATAATGATGGCGTAAATCGTAATCGTAGAAATTCTGAAGCTGATTTGTTCTTGGGTCAAGGTAAAGTTCCTGAGACATCGGTTGTAACGAAGTCTGATACTGGCGTTACTCCAAAAGAAATTAAATCCCAGATTAGCGGCGATGCGGAGCCGACTGGTTTAGAGGCATTTTTCTATGACGTTATTGGTAATTTGGGCTTTGGTCTTGGTAAAGGTCTTGCTGATGAGTTGCGCAATACAAGTAAGGAAAATCGTCAGGCGATTATTAATCAGCATGTGTATGCGTTACAGAATGGCGCAACACCGAAGACTGATGAAGAAGGTAACTATGTTGGGTTTGACATAAGCACTATGGATACTTTTGGTGATAAGGTTCTTGCGGCTGAAGATATTACTCAATTCTTGCCCTATGGGGCTGAAGATGCCGATGGTGACGGTGTTCCAGATTATGAGCGTTTTGGTCAAGTTTTTGATGCTCAATCTGTTGCGGCGGGTGCGGACCCATATGGCATGTCAACTGAACAAGGATTTATTACCTCAGACGGTAAAGAGTTCTTTGTTGATGCATCTGGCAAGGTTGTAGAAGTTACAGACGGCAATGTTCCCTACGAAGTTGGTGGCGGTCAAAGCGTTGCTGAGGCTCTTGGGTTAACTGAGGTTGAAGACGATGATGATTCTGGAACGGCAAAGAACTACACGATGGGTCCAGATGGTACGATAGTCTGTAACGATGAGGGTTATGTTTACAACTCTGAAACAGACATGTGTGAGCCACCTGCTGAAGAAAAGAAGTCTGATACGGTTTCATCTCCGATTACAACTGCGATTACGCCTCGTAGCTTTGATGATGTTCTGAAAAGTGTTGTTGTTCCTGCTCCGCGTATTGCTCCGATTTCTGCAAATATTCGTCCGATGCAGGGTGGCGGCATGGCAGGCTTGAACCGTGCAGCGGACAATTTTTTAAAAGCTCTTGCGGGGTAGTTTTATGAATCCTTATCAGCAAATGGCGTCTACTATGTCACAGGCTGGCATTGGGAGTGTTGGCGGTAAGCCTATGACTTCTGGGGCGCAAAGAATTCAGGATATGTTTAGGGAGTCTCGAAGAGATCGTAATAAAAAAGCCAAAAGTTTACCTGATTATGCACCTCCTACTGTTTCTTCATCTGAAGAAATGTCTCAGGGGATTGCTGGAGCCTTAGACCCCTTAACTGCATATGGTAGTAGGATCAGTGATCCTAGAGTATTTTTAGAAGATCCTATACTTCAAGAAACTGGTGGTCCCAGATTTTCACAGATAACTGGGCAGATATATACGTCTGAACCTATGAGTTCTGCTGTTGATGGTTTAATTGACGCTCACGAGTATCGTCACTTAGCCTTAAATGAACTTCGTAATGTTATGGGGCAAAGAAATCCTGCTGAAAATATTTATAAATATGGTCAGCCTATGATGGATGCTGTTAATAGTGCTTTAAATTTTAGTGGTTCTTCAAGTCAATACCTGAAGGAACCGATATTAGAAGAAAGGTTTGTGGAACTTTTTGACCCTGTTGCTTTAGATGAAGGTCCATATGGAAAAAGTCATTTAAGTAGCACTCAAGACGCTTTTAATTTTCTTGCAATGATTAGTGAGGACGCTGGCGCTTCTCAACTTCAAAGCCCAGAATTGCGCAATGCAGTTCAAGATGTTTTTGCTGGCAGAATGTCAATGGATGATTTTTTAAGTCTTCCACAAGTTCAAGAAGTTGGTGAAATTATTGATGAAAATACGAGTAATTTTGGACAACAATATTTAGAGACTATTAATGACCCAAGGCAGATAATGCCAGTTATGCAAAATTTGGGTACTTTTCTTAATAGACTTCCTGCGCCTCGTGCTGCGACTGGAGAAATCAGACCGGAATTTAGTAATGCGGAGCGTCTTTTAAATTATTACAAAAGTCAGACTGGAGAAGGGTACTCTTCGCAAAGAAATCCGTACAAGTCTGAAGAAGAAAAAGAGCGTGTAGGTCAAATGCTTTTTAATATGAAGGACCGATTGGGATTTGAAATTGGTAGGCATAAAGTTAATCCTAAACAATTTGAAGAACTTATGTTTCCCAAAGCGACAGACAACGATCTTTTGAAGGGCATAGGGTCTTTAAATTCACGTAGCATGCAAGTGAGAGAAACGCCGCTAGACATTCAAGGCACTATAGATTTTTTAAACAGAAAAAGATTTTTTGAAATAAAGGATTCTCTTTCTAAACGCTTTGAAGGTTCGCAATTAGAATATCTTTTGGACAAGCAGGCCAAGGAATTAAACATTGAACGACCTGACAAATGATTTTTCTAAATATCTTACGGATGAGGAGTTAGCCAAAGTCGCTCCCATGTTGGAGCGGCTTAAAACGTTAGACGATAGATCTGAAAAGCACGATAATTTTATGAGTTTTGTGAAGCATGTTTGGCCTCAGTTTATTGAGGGCAGGCATCACAAGATTTACGCTCAAAAGCTGCAAGATGTGGCGGATGGTAAGTTAAAGCGGTTGATTGTAAACATGCCGCCGCGTCATACGAAATCTGAGTTTGCGAGTTATTTGTTTCCCACTTGGTTGATGGGTAGAAGGCCCGACTTGAAGATTATTCAGGCAACTCACACGGCTGAGTTGGCTGTTGGCTTTGGTCGGAAGGTTAAGAACTTAATTGATAGCGAGGAGTTTCGAGATGTCTTCCCTAATGTCAGTCTTGCGTCGGACGCTAAAGCGAGTGGTCGATGGAGTACGAACGGTGGCGGCGAGTATTATGCGGTGGGTGTCGGTGGCGCTCTCGCGGGGCGCGGCGCTGACCTTGCGATTATCGACGATCCTGTCTCCGAACAAGACGCGCTGAGTGTTACTGCGTTAGATAATATCTACGAGTGGTACACCTCTGGGCCACGGCAGCGTTTACAGCCGGGTGGTGCGATTATTATTGTGATGACCCGTTGGTCGATTCGTGATCTGACGGCAAAGGTTTTGCAGAAGCAGAGCGAGAAGGGTGCTGATAAGTGGGAAATTGTAGAATTTCCTGCAATTATGCCTAAAGGTGGCCCACTCTGGCCTGAATTTTGGTCTTTAAAGGAGCTTGAAGGCGTTAAAGCCTCTATTCCTGTGGCTAAATGGAATGCCCAGTATATGCAGAATCCGACTGCAGAAGAGGGCGCTATTGTTAAGAGAGAGTGGTGGAATTTATGGGAGAAGGATGATCCTCCGCCATGTAGCTACATCATTCAGTCTTATGATACTGCGTTTAGTAAGAGTGATAGGGCTGACTACTCTGCGATAACGACTTGGGGTATTTTTCACCATGAGGAGACAGGTGAGGATCATATTATTTTGCTTGATGCTGTTAGGGGCCGGTGGGAGTTTCCTGAGTTAAAGCAGGCTGCACATGATTTATGGCAAGAGTTTGATCCAGACATGATATTGATTGAACAGAAGGGTTCTGGGATGCCGTTGACGCAAGAGTTAAGGCGTATGGGTATTCCTGTAACGCCGTTTACTCCGGGTCGTGGTGCGGATAAGTTTACGCGGATGCATGCGTGTGCGCCTGTATTTGAAAGTGGCATGGTGTGGGCACCTGAAACTAATTTTGCTGATGAAGTTATGGAAGAGTGTGCATCTTTTCCGAATGGTGAACATGATGACTTGGCGGATTCGATGACACAGGCTATACTGCGTTTTAGGCAAGGTGGTTTTATCACCACTCCAACCGACTATGACGATGACGATGAGTTTCGTTTTCGTCGTAAGAGAGAGTATTACTGATGCATTGTAACACAGGAACCAAAAAAATGATGTATGGCGGTAAAGTTAAAAAGATGAAAGAAGGTGGGCTGACTGGAAAGCAGTATAAGCTTGATAAAAACAAAGACGGTAAAATCTCTGGTGAAGACTTCAAAATGATGGAGTATGGCGGAGAAGTAAAAGGCATGAAGTACGGCGGCAAAGTTGGAAACTGCCGTGGCGGTGGTGCCGCTGTATCAGGTACTAAATTTACAGGATGTAAATAATGGCTAAAATCGTTATCAACATTGATATGGATGAACTTAGGTCTGGTATCAACCAAGTTGTTGATGACGATATGTATGAGGGGGAAGAGGAGTTTGTTTGCCCTCTTTCGACTCAAGACGCAGATTTAAACGACAAAAATCGTGAGCATGCCATACAGGAGTATGCTTACGGTCACTCTGTAAAAAACTGGGAAAAGAAAAAACAAATTTGCGGAACATGTGAATATTACAACATTCGTTCTAGTATGCTTGATTGCATTGAGAATGGCATTGGAATGGATGAGGGTGATGAGGTTGGGTATTGCACCAAACTGGATTTCACCTGCATGGCTGAAAATGTCTGTAATGCTTGGGAAAAAGGTGGTCCTATGACGGACTTTGATGATATTGATGAGATGGAGCCTTTAGAGGGCGGATCGAAGGATATCTTTTAATGAAGTTGGGGCGAGGGATATCCGATGGGACTCCTCCCTGCCCATTGGTGCAGACGCTTCCGTTGCGTAACTGCTCTGTGATGGTTGAGCGCCCTTCGCTCCAACACTTGAAAAGGAAATAAAATGGCTATTGAACGCGATGTAGGCCCGGGTGGAATGATGAACGGTCAAATGCCAATTCAGGGTGAGGACGTTTTAGTAGAGCAGTTGGGTCAATCTCCGGGTGTTTATGAGTTTGATGACGGATCTGCCATTGTTGGTGAATACACCGAAATGGAAGAAACTCAAGCTATTGAGTTTAATTCTAATTTGGCAGAATTTATGGATGATAGTGATCTTGGTCAAATTTCATCTACATTGACTGGCGATATTGAAGATGATTTTTCATCTCGCCAAGATTGGGAAGATACTTACAAAAAAGGTCTAGAGTTTTTAGGCATGAAATATGAAGAGCGTGTTGAGCCATTTGAGGGTTCATCTGGCGTTATTCACCCGTTGCTTGCTGAGAGTGTAACGCAGTTTCAAGCGCAAGCATATCGTGAGATGTTGCCTGCAAGTGGACCTATTAGGACGCAAGTTATTGGTGCGCAGACTGAAATGCTGACAAAGCAGGCGGAGCGCGTCAAAGACTATATGAACTATATGATTACTTACGAAATGGAAGAGTATGATCCTGAAATGGATCAAATGCTATTCTATCTTCCGGTTATTGGTTCTACGTTTAAGAAAGTTTACTTTGATCCGCTTAAAGGTCGTGCTGTAAGCCAGTTTGTTCATGCTGAAGATTTAGTTGTGCCATATGGCGTTACTGATTTGGCATCAAGTCCACGTATTACGCATGTTATTAAGATGGATTCGAATGAAGTTCGTAAGTTGCAGCTTGCGGGTTTCTACCGTGACGTTGATTTACCTGCGAATGGTGAATCCGGCGAAGATATGAATGAAGTTCAAGAAACAATTAATGAACTTCAAGGCGTACATCCCAGCAATGCGTCTGTAGAGTTAACTTTATACGAAATTCATACAGATTTAGATTTGCCCGGATTTGAAGATATGGACAGGGAAGGTCAACCTAGTGGCTTGAAGCTTCCTTATATCGTGACGCTCATTGAGGATACGGGTCAAATCCTTTCAATTCGTCGTAACTATGAAGAAACAGACTCTATGATGAAGCGAAAGCAATATTTCGTTCATTATAAGTTTTTACCGGGCCTTGGTTTTTACGGCTTTGGCTTGACGCACATGATCGGTGGGCTGGCACAAGCTTCTACGTCCATTCTGCGCCAACTCATTGATGCGGGTACGCTCTCCAACTTGCCTGCGGGTTTCAAGGCTCGTGGAGCGCGTATCCGCGATGAAGAAAGTGCCA